TACCCAACAGATGATGGCGGTGTCGCCATTATTATTCCCGCTTCTGAATGCGGTCTGACGATTGAAGAAATCGCCGCCAAAGATGTGCCGGAAGGTAAGCCATTCAAGATTGTGGATGTCGCGGAAATCCCATCAGACCGTCTGTTTCGGGCGGCTTGGACCTATGTGGAGGATGAACAATGATCCGCATTGACATCGCCAAAGCCAAAGCCATAGCGCATGATATGCGCCGTGCGGCCCGTGCGGATGAGTTCAAGCCGCATGATGAAATCATCATGAAGCAAATCCCTGGCATTGATGCTGTGGCTGCTGAAGCGGCTCGCGCTGCCATTCGGGCGAAATACGCTTTAATACAGGACGCAATTGATATTGCTGCGACGCCCGACGAAATTAAGGCCGCGCTAGGAGGTATCTGATGCCAATCACCATCTCAGGCTCCACAGGTATCGCGGGTGTTGACGGCTCTGCTGGCACCCCTGCTGTGCAAGGCACCGACACGAATACGGGGATATTCTTCCCGGCTGCTGATACGATTGCCTTTGGTGAAGGCGGCTCTGAGCGCATGCGTATTGACAGCAGCGGCAACGTGGGGATTGGGACGAGTTCGCCGGGAAATGCAAAGCTAAACACCCAAGGTTTTGGCCCTTATCGTGGTAACGCATACACGATTGCTTCTTTCGCGGCCAATTCGGCGCTTGCACCACTTAATATCGTTCAAGCTACAGACGGAACCATTCCCGGTATTTCTGCGGGGCAGAATAGTTCTGCTGTGTTTAACGCGTTAGGTTTTTACACAAGTGAAGCCGAACGTATGCGTATTGACACTAGCGGCAACGTGGGGATTGGGACGAGTTCGCCGGGAAGTGCTTATCGTTTAGCAGTATCTGGCAACAACACGGGCATGAGCATCCAAGACACCGGAAGTGTTGGTACTTGGCTTGATTTCAAAACTGGATCAGGGACTGTTCAAGGAAACATTTATTTTAACTTTACAAATGGATATATGACCTTTGGCACTGCTGCGGCTGGGAGTTCTCAAGTTGAACGCGCGCGCATCGACAGCAGCGGTGTTTTGCTTGTCGGGACAACGACAGGACTTGCTGGGCATACATTTCAAAATAGTAGCGGTGCTTCAACATATCGGCCCACGACAACCACCGGTTTTGGTGTTCATCATTTTTATTCTGATGTTTCAGGCACTAGCACCTTAAAAGCTTACGTTCAGGCAGATGGTACATATATTAACGCTTCAGATGAGAAGTTAAAAACAAATATTGTTAAAGCGCGCAGTTATCTAAATGACTTAATGAGGATTGAAATTGTTAATTACACATGGAAGGGAGGTGAAGATAATGAAAAAAAAATAGGTGTTATTGCCCAACAAGTAGAAAGCGTGTTTCCATCATTAGTAAAAGAAGTAATTGGAAGCCCAGCAACTGGCGAAACACAAAAAATGCTTCCGCAGGAAGTGTTTATACCTATGCTTATTACAGCCATTCAGGAATTGAAGGCTGATAATGACGCTATGAAAGAACGTATTGCCACACTGGAGGCCAAGTAATGTCCACACTCGCCGCCACCACCCTCAAGCACGCATCCTCCGCCAGCAATAACATCGTGCTTACAAGCGGTGGGGGTGTGGGGATTGGGACGAGTTCGCCTAGAGCGCAAACCCATGTTTTTGGCCTTGGTCAAACAACGGCTGCTTTAACAGATGCGGGTAATCGCGGCGGTATGCTGCGTGTATCAGACAACAGCACTTCGGCAGGTGCTGGTGGTGCAATTCTGTTTGCTAGCGCTCAAGGGGATACTGCAAACAGTACGGGGTTTGCCGCAATAAAAGGATTATTGTCTGACGGAAGTGGCAATACTGTGGGTGATTTATCGTTTTCCACAAGAAACGGCGCCGCTGATACTTCGCTCACTGAACGCATGCGTATCACGAATGGCGGCAACGTGGGGATTGGGACGAGTTCGCCTTCGGCATACGGCCTGACAGTAAGTAAGGCTTCTGGTGCCGCAGGAATGCAAATTGCGTCAGGGGCTAATAATTCTGACTTTGTAATGAGTGGAACCGATTTATATATAGCAAATAATGTAGCGGGAACAATTCAATTTTATATTAACTCCGCCGAACGCGCCCGCATCACCGCTGGTGGTCGCATTGGCATCAAGACCTCGGTGCCGACTTCGTTGCTCACGATCAGCACGCCGGGCGACACAGAAAACATTACAAAATTGACGATCAATGGGTACGGCGACTTTCGCGGCTACGGCTGCATCATGCAGCCGAATAATGATACCAATTGCGTGCCGTTCCTTTTTACAAATGCGGCAGGAACTGTTGTCGGGTCCATCAGCACAAATGCTAGTGGAACCTCATTTACTACATCCTCCGACTACCGCCTCAAGCACGATGTGCAGCCGCTAACCACCGGCCTTGCCACCATCGCTGCGCTTAAGCCGTCAACCTACAAGTGGAACGCTGACGATAGCCACGGCGAAGGCTTTATCGCGCACGAACTTGCGGAACACATCCCGCACGCCGTGACCGGCGAGAAGGACGCGGTGAACGCTGACGGCTCCATCAAGCCGCAGGCCGTGGACTACAGCAAGATCGTGGTCCACCTCGTCGCAGCCATTCAAGAACTCAAAGCAGAGTTTGACGCATATAAGGCAGCACATCCATGAAACTCGAACTCACCATCAACGATGTCAACACGATCCTGCAAGCGTTGGGCAATGCGCCATACGCACAGGTCTTTGAACTCGTAGAGAAAATCCGCACCCAGGCGCAGGCACAGGTGCAAAGCACGGAGCAACAAAATGGCTAATGCCTACACCTGGGTCATTGAGGCGATGGATTGGGGGTAAGTAATGGTCCAGATTAGCGAAACTGAAGCTCGCTTAAACTCACATGAGGTTGTGTGTCAGTTGCGCTATGAGGCCATCAATGCGCGGCTAAAGCGGCTTGAGATAATCCTTATGGTGACAGCGGGTGCGATTATTACCGGCTTGGCTGGCATAGCTTTGAAGCTGCATTAGCCATGGAGTTGCCGAAGCTTACCCCTGTCATTCAATTTGCCACGGCCAGCTTTGCGCTGGCTGTTGGCGGTTATACGGCTGGCGAGAAGTTTGGGTGGTTCAAGAATGAGATCATTGCCTGGGCGCCGCAGCATTTCAGAATTGTCGATACCAAGATCGGGCAGCCTGTTACAGTAACTGTGGCGCGCATTAAACGGCGGGATGATTGTTCCGTGGAAGACTTTGATGTGACGGTGAGAGATAGCGCCAGTGTTATACACTCCGCCACACCAAGCATGACGCAATTTACGGGGCCAGCAGGGCCAGAGGTTGATACATTTACTTATTTATTGGACATATCCGATAAGGAAACCATAGCCCCTGGCCGGGCAACGCTGCTGGCCACGATCAAATACAAATGCCCTGAAGGTGAACGGACTGTTACTTATCCCCGGCACCAGAACCTGACCTTTATGCTGGAGAAGTGACATGGAAAGCCTGCTGAACCTTGTGCGTACAGTCGCTCCCAGCATCGCCAGCGCCGTGGGTGGCCCTTTGGCTGGCATGGCCACCAGGGCGATCTCGGAAGCCCTCCTGGGCAAGCCAGACGGCACCGAGGCTGAACTGACCGAGGCTGCGGCCAAGGCCACGCCGGAACAGCTTCTGGCGCTGAAGACCGCCGAGCAGGACTTCGCGGTCAAGATGCGCGAGTTGGACATTGATCTGGAGCGGATTGCCAGCGAGGACCGCAATAGCGCCCGCAACCGGGAAATCAAGACCAAAGACTGGACCCCTCGCATCCTGGCTTGGTCGGTTACGACTGGTTATTTTGGGGTTCTGTTCTACATGCTAACCCATGGTCTTCCAACCACGGGTGGGTCTGAGGCCATGTTGGTTATGCTTGGCACCCTTGGCACTGCCTGGGGCGGTATTATGGCCTATTACTTTGGTTCCTCGGCTGGCTCCAAAGAAAAGACAGACGCGATGAATAGGATGGCACGTAAATGAGAGATAACTTCCCCCAGGCCCTACAGATGGTGTTGCATCATGAGGGAGGTTGGTCAGACCACAAGGATGATCCCGGTGGCGCGACCATGAAGGGAGTGACCCTGGCTGTTTATAGGGAGTATCTGGGCCGAGATGTGAGCAAGGAAGAACTGCGGAATATCCCCCAGGAACACCTGCTGAATCTGTATAAGACGCGCTATTGGGATAAGGCTAGATGCGATGACCTCGCTGCCGGGGTCGATCTGGTAGTGTTCGATATGGCGGTAAACGGGGGTCCAGGCCGGGCGGCGAAGCTGCTTCAGATAGCTGTGGGGGCTACACCAGATGGTGCTATTGGGCCAAAGACGCTTGCCATGGTAAACGCAGAAGACCCGACTGAACTGGTGAAAAAGTTTTCGGATGAGCGCAGGGCTTTCTACAAAGCTCT